CTAAGGGCATTTCCAATGCCTACTTGTACGTCAACAACAGCAACAGCCACGGCAATGCCTCCTTATGTGCCCAGTTTATCGACGAGACCTTGCCTTATCCATCTCAGCCTTTTCCCGCTTACCCTTGACTTCATAGTAAGCGGCAAAATGCACAAACTCAGCGTCCGTCAGCTCACTGCGTAGTCGGCTGACCGTCATGCCAAGCTCAGTAGCTAGGAAGAACTCAAAGAACAACCAAGAGTCTTCCTCTAGTCGTTTTTTGCTTCATCCAAACTGCCGTCACCACCCAACCCGAACAGGAACAGTTCCAGCTCGTTCAGCACGCGCTCAGGCAGCTCACGCTGCAGCTTGGCAGCATCAGCAGAGGCAAACGCTTTGGTGCCATCTTCAAGCTCAGCCATTTGACACAGCATTTGCGTGCTGATGTCCAATGCTTCCTCAGAACCAGCCAGGGTGCCAGCACGCTTACGGTCGGCTCGGGTAATTGGCTTGAAATATAGATCCAGCACCGCTTGCCCAGCGTCATTGGTGACGCTGAATTTACGGCGCTGGTTCAGATCAAAAGCGCCAGTGAGCAGGTCAACGGCGCGGGGTGTAGCAGCAGGCATCAGATACTAAGGGTGAGAGCACCAGATGTGACGAAGTTAACCGTCACAATTTCGATCTCGCCAACCGTAGCACTGTATTCAGAGCCTGTCACCACAAGCGTGCCGGTAATCTTCTTACCGCCAGTCTCGTCCAAGTACAGCTCAAAAGCTGCATCAGCTTCGTCGGTGGCTTGGTTAACGTCCTTGATCAGGTCTAGCTTGTCGCCAGAGCCAGGGGCGTCATACAGCAGTTCAATGGTGCCCGAACCGCTGATCAGACCACCCACGTTGGCACGATAAGTGTCGCCGTGGTCGGTCACATCCAGCGATTCCTTTTCTACGGTCATTGACCATGACCGCACTGCTGCGATCTCGGACAGACCGCCGCTACCGGCTTTGTCAAAGAAGACAGTGCCTTGTTGACCGCGATAAAAAGCCATGATCAGATGTCCAGAGAGATGGCGCCGTTGGTCACGAAGTTCAGGGTAATGACTTCGATTTCGCCCACGGTTGCAGAATACTCAGCCGAGGTAATGACACCATCAAAACTGATTTTTTTGGTGCCAGTGGTGTCAAGGAATAGCTCAAACAGAGCCAAGCCCTCATCGTTCGCCGTATTGACGTGTTCAATGAAGACGTTGGTTTCGTCCGCGCTAGAAGCGGTGTAAAGGATTTCGCAGGTGCCAGAACCGCTAATCAGACCGCCGACATTGGCGCGATAGGTAGCGCCCAAGGCGGTGGTGTCCAGCGATTCCTTCTCAACGGTCAAAGACCAAGAGCGGGTGCTGGTGATAGCTGCGGCAGAAGAGCCAGCATCGTCAAACTTGACGCTGCCTTGCTGTCCCCGGTAGAAGGCCATGGTTAGAGATCCTCGAAGGTTTCAAAGGTCAATCTGACCTGTGTTTGGAAGTAACCCTCTGGAGCTGGCGATGCCACCACCTCGGGTCCAGTAGGCGGATCAAAATGAACGCCACTGACTACTTGCCTATTGTAAAGGTCACGGATTCGCTTACCTATTGTCAGATTTGCGCCAGGTCCAACACCCTTTGGCGTAAAGACATTCATCACGATGACACCGATGACGCTGTTACTGCTGCCAGTGGTGCCGCCCATCGTCAGGAAGTTATTGTTGCCAAAGCTGACAAGGCATTGGACAAAGGAACTGTTAGGTGTTGGGGTTGAGGGTTGGTTGTGAAACACAACCGGGATCACTGGTGCCGATGCCAGCTCAGTAGCAAGCCTGCCCTCGATGGTTGAGCGGATGGTGTTGAGGTTGACGGCTGCCATCAGTCTTGCCTCCCAATGCGGTCAGCCTGTTGTTTTGCATATGCTTGCATCTCACGACCAATCAAATCAACCCAACCGGCAGGAGCTTGAGTGCTATGCCCATTTGCCAGTGCCTCCGCATATGGCAGGCTGTTTGATATGTGATAGACGTTGCCAATCTTTTCTTGCCCTGCTTGGTAACCGATCGAGACTCGTTTCTCTAATGCAGGCGATGCTGGTGGTTGCGTTTGTCCACGATATTTACCTGTGGCAGGCTGGTACTCTCCTGCGTCATAGGTTGATGCTTGATTTTCTCCCAATACCCAGCTCCCTCTAAATCTTCCTGTATCAACGGGGCTGCCTAGTTTTAGACGGGTTTCGGTTTCAAAGACAACTACTCGCAGCAGCTTCTCCATTTTTTCCTCGGCGTAGCCTCCGATCTGCGATAGGTTGATGCGTCGTGCCACTATGCCCTCAGGATTAGCTCGTGCGTAATAGCCGTGTTGTCCTGTTCAATCGTAGTGACCCTAATAATCTGATGGCTCACGCTGCTGATCACTACACGGTCAGCCGTGCTAGGTGCTGCTGCTAGGTCTGCTGCAGCTACCGTCAGTTTCTTGTCGCTTGCTTGAATCAGCTCGTTCACCTCACGAGCGTTCACATCCTCAAGCACGCCACGCACTGCAGTGTCAGCAGTGGTTTCTGTGATGGCGCCAGTGGTTGTGTTGTAAGCCCCTGGAGTCACTACACGAATTGTTACTTCACCACCAAACTTTGCCATCAACTTGCTGGCAACCTTGCGTAGCGGGCTGGCAAGAGTCATGCAAATACCTCGCTTGCGACAAGGCGACCGCGCCGAAAGTCAATGTCAACGTCGCTGCTGTGGTTTGCCATAAACAAAGACACTTCATCGTCTTCGTCCATTTCAATCATCCAGCTTGTTACCAGCTTGGCCTCTTCAGTTGAACCGCCGGTATAAGCGCGACATTCGGTTGCATCAATGGCCACACCATTCAAGGCCAACTTGACACCAAGAATTTTGTTGTTACCGCTGGTAGTGCGGGCATCAATGCTGCCGTAAAAGCGCAACAGCTTAGTGCTAGGAATCGTGCTTTTCAAGCCAAATGCGTCAGTTGTACCAAGCACCAAGCCGTTGTCTGTTGTTGTGTCAAGTGTTGCAGTCAAACCCGTGCTAACATAGACACTTTGTGTCGTAATATTAACCGTACCAGTGGTCATCTTGCTGATTTGGCCACGCACCATTGTGTAGTTGCCTACATCATCCAGTCTTCTACTAAACGGATTAAATTTGTATGCCATGGTTTAGCTCTTGGTAACCGTCAAAAGATTGTTGTTGGCATCATATGTCATGGTCAATATCGCAACGGTTCGACCACTTGCGCCGCCGCGCTTGAATGTTGATGTCAGCATATTATTGCTGCCATCGTAGGTATTGACAATGAAGTCATGCGTTGGTATCTCAAGCCCATCGCGGCTTGTTGCGTCACCACCACCAAGGAAGACGGAAGTCATAATCAAAGCCTATATGCAACAACAGTGCCACTGGTCAGAGTGATGCTGGTAAAGACGCCTTCAATTTCAGTGCTTGCCTTAAATGGAATCGCGCTCAATGTGTTGCCGGTCCAGTCCATAGCTGTCAGGCTAGCAATCACCGAATCCTCAAGCGCCACAATCTTGCCAAAGCGCCCGGCATGTGCTGCCGTGTCATCAATAAACTCAGCACTGGGATACGGGTAACCCATGATCAGCTCCGGCGAATCGAAAAGTTGCCTGGTCCACTAATTCTAAGCCCCGTCAAATACCGCTCCATAATTGGCGGCACTTTGTCAGCGCCCACCGCTCCATAGCCTAAATTCGGCGTCACGTCAATGCTGCCAATTTTGACGTTCTTATAATCTTCCAAGCCGCTTAAGCCAATGCCATCTGGGTTGTTATTCAGGTAGACCGCCAATACAACCTGCGCCCTTTTGATCTGATCCGGGATTTCAGTGTCGGTAAAATAATCCGTAGAGATCCGAAACGGGAAGCCGACTGTGTAGGTGTTGATATAGGTGTCTGGCTTGCGCACACCAGTACGCGGCCATTGCAGCGCCTGCGTATCAGTAGCACGGGCTCCTAAATATCGCTCACGGTCTAACCGTTGTGTTGCGGTATAAAGGGCACGATTTTTTTGATCAGTGGTAGCTGATGCCCATGCGGTTACATCAGCATCCTCTACAAGACCATCAATGATCGTCTGGGCGTCCGCCAGAGTCAGATAAGAGTTGGCGCTTGCCGACCCGACGGTTGCGACGATTACTACTGCCATCGTTGGGTGGCTCCTTTGGTTCTAGTGTAGGCGCAGGCTCTGCAATAGAAAGAGAGGCTGCTTCCGTAGAAGCAACCTCACGATCACGCAGTCGCCGGAAAGCGAACAGCCCCATCAGGCGTTAGCGCCCTTGATTACAGCAAAGCTAAGCACGATGGCTTGGCTAAGCGAACCACCAGACACGTTACGCACCGTGACCGCAAAGGATCCCGCTGCAATAGCGTTGGCTTCGACGGTATAGGCACCGGCAGTGC